TCGGTAGCATTCGACTTCGGCGCCAGAGCATTCCAATCGATGATCATATTGCACGCACCCTGCAAATCCGCCTTCGTGAACTTCTCAACCTGCCACTTTCGGTTCTTACCGACGCATGCACGAATGCGGACATCGTCCCAATTCTGACGGCAAATCTCGAGAGCCATCTTGTCGAATTCGGCCCACCCTTGCGCCCATCCAGACCTCAAAGTGGAGAGGGACTGTTGGCCCTTTTCGCCAAGGTACGCAAGAGCGGACGCTGCTGTTACTCCCGGAGGAGCGTTGCCGCCTTGCAGGAAGAAAGTACCGGCTACCCTCTCCATCCAATCGTCTATCTCCTTCAAGAGCGCGAGAAGAGCGCCGAGGTTATTGAGCTCAGCCGGTACTCTTTCAGGTTTCGCAAAGTTAGTTCCACCCACCGATTGAGGATTGTATGAAATCTGCTGCCCGGGTTCGCCGGTGAGAATATCCACACCGCACCCCTTGGGAAGCAGCCATACCGCGTTGCCCATACGTTGTACGGACAGCCGGATGTTGGCCTCAACCATGTTCCTGAAAATCTGTATCGGAACCAGATCGTCCATCGGGGTCTTGCGCCAGAGGCGACCAGGTACGATGTTCGCTCCCCAATGGATTAAAGGGAGGAAATGTTTGCCTTTCTTAACGCCTGCACCATAGGTAGTGGGTAGCGGGCCTGCCTCGACGATGGCCTCGCTTGAAGTTTTTCCGAGACGGACTGCATAGAGGCCTTCCGGGTACTTTTTGGAAGGGAGCTCGCGGATGCAGTAGGCGGTGACTTTTGGGTATTTGCCGGAAGTGCTGCTATTGCTTGCAAGACCCGCACCGAATGCAAAGTCTGGAGTAAGGTTTGCGAATAGGTCCATGAAGAATTGGGCTGTGTCATTTGAAGTTCCTGCATCGGGCTGAATCTTATCTTTGAACGCGGGCCAGTTCTCTTTCGCCCAAGCCAGATCGTAACGTTTTTGGTGCACGAAATTATTCCATTTGCGCACATCTGTGATCCGGTAATCTCCACGGATCTCGAAAGGGCCGGCGACTTCCAATTGAAGCGCGCCAATCGGGAAGCTCTCGCAAATCGGTTTCTTGTCCTCTTCGGGATTCGGTTCAGGTTCTGGTCCCTCAGTAAGCGGATTTGCCGCGGGATTCGGAATCGTTCCGAACCTCTCATCCATGTCATAGTGCGGAATACCGAAGGCATTTCCGGTTATGATCAGCCACGAAGCGATGAGTTGTGATTGCTCATCTGCCTGTGCCTCACTATAGAAAACATCGCGGAGGCTCTCACCGATCTCGGAAATGCCCATATCTGCAGCATCATCGGTGGCCGGCGAATATGTGATCGGAACTCTGCCGCCTTGGAGCAACTGAGTGATCAGGTCATTCGCTTTTTCCGCGAACTTGTTGGTGCTCGACCTCGGGAACCACACCGGTAGATTGCGCCGCTCCCAACGTCCGCCGGTCTTACGCAGCCACTGCGCGCCAGCGTAGAAAAAGACACTGCGGGCCCATGAGTTCTCAAAAAATATACGACTGAAACTATCCGCACGAAGGCAACGATCGATTCGGTCATTAATGTCAGACAGCACTTCTGGATCTTTCAAATCATACGGATTCTGTTTAATGGCATCGTCGCCCTCTTCGTATCCGGGGGCCTGCATGGGTTTTTGGATAGGTTCCGTATCGCTCACGATGCTCTCCGATAATCGATATGGCGGGCACCTTTTCTCAAGTTGCAACCGCCTTTGCCGTGACAGAGCGGCTGAATGTTGCCGATATCACTTCTTCCGCCTTTGGCTATAGGAATTACGTGGTCTGCTGCCATCACGCGGCCTAGAGCTATTATCTCAGGTTCGGAGAGCCCACACCCTAAGCATTTGCCATACTTAGACTTTAAAGCAATCCACTCCTTCGAAGTATAGAAGCCCCCGTTTCCTTTTCGGCGGGCGTGTTGGGCTTTACTTTTCGCCGCTACTTTTTCTGGATGTTGTCGATTCCATTTTGCGGCGCGGATCAACATCTCTTCACGATGGTTCTCATAGTAGCTACGATTGTACTCACGTTTTTCTTCGCGAAGGCTTCGATTCCTTTTTCGCCTATAAGCGCGTATCCTGTCTATATTTGCTTCCGCATAGGCACGAGCTTCTTTCCTGTGAGAGCGGTAATACGCAACACGTTTGGCCCGTTCTCTTTCGATATTCGCGAGATACCACTCTTTCGCGTAAGCAAGATCGGCTTCTCTAGTTTTTCTAGGCATTCTGCTCCACCGGCTCTTCTGTGCCATCATCCTGCGCTTCTGTCCAGGTTTCATCAAAAATTGCGGCCATTTCTTTCAGATAGTCGGCCTGTTTGATCTTGGCTTCCGCTGCAATCGCCTTTTCTTCTTTGATCACCGTGGTGCTAGTTGATGGGAGACCGGCGGATTGGAATAAAGAATCGGCTATTCTGTCAGCCCTCTCTCTCTCGTTATCGATACGCTCACGTTCGTGAGACACCAAGTTCTCACACTTACGCGCATACTCTTCCGCCGTCGCTGCGCGGGCATTAGCGTGCTTGACCTCAGAATCCCTCATCTCCATCTGAAGCTTGAATTCCGAATCCTTCACCAACCGCCATCCGAACATTAGGTCGCCTCCCCCCTACAATGAATCAGTTTCTTCCAATCGATCTCCTCAATAGCCCTGATCAAACGCTCCTGCTGATCCGGCGTAAGCAAGTCCTTCGCACGAATCGCCAACTCGATTAATCGCTGATCATCCGGTGTCACTCGCCGCCCTCCCAATCCCAACGAGTTTCACGATGCGGGAACTCTTCCTCACCGCGCAAGCCGCGATCATCATCCTCGCGATCCATGTCTTTCAGGGCGTTATGTTTGGCTCCACGTTTGATGGCCCTCTTCCGGTCGAGCGCGCGCCATTCCTCTGCGGCGCCACGATCAATCTTCTCGAGGTTGAGCCACTTGTCTCCGAGATCCTCACCTATCTTCGAGGCCTCTGGTTTGGTCATTATGACGTAGCGCAGGGCTTCGACGGCATCGAAGCGCGCGGTCGAGCTCTTGTACATCCGATCAACCTTTTCGGGGTCCCATTTTGCTATATCTAGTTCTTTGCGAACCACATTTGCGGATTTAAAAACAAACAGTTTAGGAGAACCTTTGCCGCGAAATTTTTCAAACTTCTGCGAAGGCTGCGTGGTTTCGTACCAGTGGGGGAGTTCTCGGTGTTTTTGGACATGGATGTAACCTTCCATACGGAGTAGACCAGGGTTGACGTCTTTAATAGCGGGATTCGCATAGATCCCATAATCAGACAATTCCACCGTTGCGACTTTGTTTTCTGGATCGAGTACGAAAGTGGATCGATGTTCGTTCCACGGGATGGAGCGTTTAATCCATTGAGCGACTTCACTGACCCTCCCTGTACGACCATGAAATCCGTTAACTACAATAAGATTGCCCTGCTCATCAGCATATACCGGCACTACCGCCCACGGTGAATCCCCGCCAACATCTATGCCGGTTACGAGAGACCAATTTCGAGGAATCGGAAAATCGTCCACGACATGGACAGAAGCGTCGTTGTAGTCGACAAGGCCGCCATGAAAGTCCGGGAAAAGAGATCCCCGAAAGTCATCGAAGCTGCCCCAAACGAATCGCTCCACCCAGGTAGTGCCATATGATTCCAGAAGACTATCGAAGTATGCGTCTTCTACGAACCCTCCATTCGTTATTCTGTTCTCCTCACTGTTAACCACGACACCGAGCGTATTAGCCGCTTGGCGCAGCACTTGATAAAATTTTCCATCGAGAGCAGTAGCGAGACCATTGACCTTGGGCCACGGCTGAACCTTCTGAAAAAACTTCTCGTACAACCAATCTTTTCCGGCGGGATTGAGCGTGCAAAATCCAAATTTTTTAGGGGCGCGGGGGAGACGAAGACGAGAAGCAAGGGCGTTCCACTGATCCTGAGTAATTTCTTCCGCTTGATCTACGCC